GGCCTCGGTCAGATAACGGCCTTCCGTCAGTCGACTCAACCTGTTGCGATTCGCTACCCAGTTTTCTTGATTCGTCATTGTTTCGTCCCTTTGCGTTGTGGTGTTTGCTTCACTTCTCTTAATGTAATACAATATCGGATAAGCACAATACGTAATACAATAATTATTCGAGATTCGGAGAAATAGGCCAGTGGCAAGCGAGAAACCAAAGCGGGGACGTCCACCCATCGACGATAAGACACGTACGCACGTGCTACAGATCCGAATAACCGCAGCACAACATGCCCGAATTATGCGACTCGGTGGCAGCGACTGGGCGAGGAAGCGGTTGCTGAGTGGGCCTAAGTAGCTTGCCAGTCGTCACAACCGAGGCATACGTGGAGTCCCACGTTTTTCTTTAACGTGCATTCCGAATGGACGTCGCACGCGAATACCTTCAGCTTGACAGTGCCCTTGCAGGCTTTGCATTCGACGAAGCGGGTTGATTCGCCACGATGAGAGCAGAGGCTACCTGGAACCCACCTGGGATCGTCTGAGTTGGCGTCTGCCGAATAGTACACTGTTCCACATGCACAGTAGAGCGGGAACAACGGGACATTTCGCACTACTCGCTTGCCTTGCTTCTTCGAGCATTTTTCGCAGAATACTTTGGTCATACAGATGTCACCGTAACTGTCACAGCAGACGCATTGCAGGGATCGCCATCACCACCACCTAGCTTCGTCCCCCAGTCCGACACCCATGGGATATTTCGGGCCGAGAATGAATTGCAGTCATGTGGATTAGATATCGTTGCGTCAGACCAAGTGTGAATATTAACCTTGCCCGATGGGTTACTTATGAAACTCTCAAACGCGACGGTGATTTTAACCGTTAGCGTGCCCGGACCTACAGACACAGAGACGCGGGCGGTCTCTGCTGCCCCTCCCGTTCCGAAAGGTGGTGGGTCACCACAAGCCGTGTCCCCAATTCCATCTTCTACCTGCACGAACATACCAGATGGATCCACGTCTTTAGACCAAGTGCACTGCGACAGCCTAGGCAATACGTAAGTCCCAGCGATCCCTTCGCACTCCGCATCGGTACAGTCGTCGACCCCATCGCCGCCACCGGTAGAACCCAGTCCGATCGTAACCGACATCTCGTCGGGTGACCCCTCTGTGCAGTACTCACACTTCATGCACTCTAGGGTGACGCTGGCAGTCTGTCCGTCGTGGCCAAGCGTAATGCCTGTGCCGAATGCCGTCTGTGAGTCGTACGGAATCGTTAGCGCCGGCGTCATCTCGTCGCAACACGAGAACTTACTTCCGAGCCCGGTTTTCTTGAATAGATATTCGTTGTAGTCCGTCGTCGGTGCCGCGTCGGCCTCGTTGATTATCCGCACTTCGATCTCATCGTTTTGCAGAGTCACCTCGACTCGCAGCGTTGTCGCCCGAGCGTCACAAGATGCTGCCCCATCACCGATTCCACCCAGTGGGCTTCCAATCGTTTCATTGAATTGGCAGAACGCCGGATCCTCTTGTTGAATGATCACATCGAGATCGAAGTCCGCTTCGCTCGAGCAATCGTTTCCGAGGAATCCTGAAACGACGAGCTTCAGCGCTGGGGGAGTTTCGCCAGCATTGCAAAAGGCGCATGGTTCTGGAACTGGATTACAACAGGGATCACATGGGTATGGCATTATTGGCAATCCACCATTACGAGATCCCATCTCGCCAAGCCAGAGTTCCACCTGGCCCGCGCTGGTGCGTTGTCGTTTCCAGGCCAGCTCTGGTAGTTATGTACCGTTGCTAGTGCCGTTTCGACTGGAACACCGTCAACGGCTGTCAGTACATCCATCGCAGTTGTCGCGTCAGTCGCAGCGAATCCAGAAGCGTCATTGATCAATCCAGTGTATTCCCTAGCTGGTCCGTGGGACTTTCCAAGCTGAACCAAACACCACTTGTCACCCGTACCAGCAGGCTTGTGAATGATCTCAGCACTGCCCGCGCCGTACGACTTCAGCTTAGCAAAACCAGCAACATAGATGTCGCACCAATTGTCGTCGGCGTCGATCATGTCAACCTGGACCTGAATTAGGCCATTCATGGTACAGAGGCCAACTTGACCATCGCTGACCGGTTCCAGGCAGACGACGAACTTACCGCAATGCGTAGCGAGCACAGGCGACTCACCATCGAGCAAGATCTTGTTGTAGAATTCGTTCGCGTTGTCGGTCTGTGCGATCTGTGCACCGCCAACGCCAAGGATGCCGAATCGAGCAACGTCAGTCCCTGAGTTGTTCTTCACCAGCAGGCGACTGCCACCACCACCACCACCACCACCACCCTGTGGCCGTTCATTGGCTTTGTCCGCGAAAGCATTCCACGCAGAGGCCGATGGCTTGAATGGGGCACCAGCAGATACCTTCCTGATGTTCGGCACGAATTACCCCTTGATTCCACACTTCAGATAGGCTGCTCCGATCCAGCCGAGCACCGCTGTCAATCCTGCAGCGTCCGTGATCGCCACCGTGATTCGGATGTCGAGGACGTCCCCGGAAACCAGTCCACCGGAAGTCACCGAATACGAGACGTCTGACATAGTTAGTGAATTTATCGTAGTTGCGGCAGTCGTCACCAAATCAGCACCAGAAACCAAACCTTCCTTCCCTGAGAGGAAAAGCTGGGCATCTAGGGTCGCCGTGCCATCGCTGACGGTGGTCTTCATTCCTGCATGGAACATCAACGAAACAGCCGAAGCATTCACGTATTCAACCGGCAATGGCATCACGCATCTAGCGTACTGAGTGACAGTTGTTGTTTTCGCATCACTAGACTGGAGGCTTGGCACGCTCGTACCGTAAACCCCTCCCAGGAGAGCTAGATCGTCAGTAGCTGCGGTGCCGGGCAACGTTGTCTGGTAAGCGTCATGAATTCGCCACGCCTCCCACGGGATCGGGTAGGCAACAGCCGCCTCTTGGTTGAGCGTCGACCGGCCCCATCCAGGTTGAACTGAGAGGTCACCGAGTGTCAACGTTCCATCGAGGAACAATCCGTCTGGCATTCTAGTCGTCATAATTATTCCTCAGGTTGAACGTCACCTTCGTCGAGGCCAACGCCACCAATGCCTAGCACCGTGAAGTCGCTCTCGTCGTAGATTTGGTTAATGTAAACGTCGACTGGTTTTGGCTTTGTGCGTTTGGTAGTCGGGTCCTCGACGGTTTCGTAATAAAACCACAGATACTCCCACCCCTTTTTTGTCATCTCCACTGTAGTTTCACCATCGGTTTCGACGACGTCGTATATCTGTGGTTCAGAGAAGTTGGAACTGGCCTGAAACGAAAAGGTTACCTGCGGGTCGCTTTGCGTGGACTCCTCTCCAGAGATCCCCATGAAAAGCAATTCGCCAGGGTCGAATCCATAGAATGGTTGAGCATTAGTCGTGCCAGTAATCGCGGCGACCTTGCGAACCCAAGAGACGCTTACGAAACCCTTCGATAGTTTTGTCCGGTAGGTCATCTTCAGTGAAGGAACGACTATATCAACGCCGTTGACCGAGTCGCCATCGACGTTGATCGCGCCATACATTAACCCGCCACCAGAACCACCCGATGCAAAGCCTCTTCGTTGACGATTCTGGACGCGAGGATTAGTATCCAGGGGATCGTCGCGAGTGTATTTCAGGTTGTGAGTCTCGCCGGTAGTATCGAACGACCAAACGCCTTCGCCAGTTTCGAGTGAGTCGCCATCTTCCTCATCGTCTTCTTCCTTTTCGGGATCGGAATAGCTGGCTGTCGCTTCCCATTGATCCGGGCCGACTGGATTGATGTCGATGTTGTCTCGCCGCAGTCCACGGAAAGTATACGGCATCCTCACTAGGGCCGTATTCATCACGATGGCGTCGTCGTTGGTTCCGGTGATGATGTATATTATTTCACCGTTCGAGTTTTCGCCCTCGATGTCTTCCGACTTCCGGCGCGAACCGAGCTTTTCGTAATATGCGAGGTCTGACATCTATATGGTCCAACTGCTTCCACGGATTTTAATTCCGTTAGATTGAATCATTTTCATCCACTTCTCCTGTTGCTTCTGGAGCAACTCCGCTCGTTTGGTAGTCAGGGCGATTTCCTTTAGTTCCTTCAACTCCGCATCGCCGGGACCATTACCACCCATCATCGCTGCTATGGCCGAGTTGAACGTCCCAAACGCCTTTGCTCCACCTTTCCCTTTGCCGCTATTTGGTCCGTAACCCGGCAAGTCATCAGGATCCTTGGGGTTCTCTCGCTCCTTCTTTCGCTTCTCAGCTAAGTCTTTCGCTGCCTTAATGGAATCGGCAATCAGCTTGTCTAGTTCGTAGATGCGGTTAATGGATTCAGACCGGGCGTCTCGCTTCCCCTCGGGTAGTTCAAATCCGAGGTCACCCATCAAGTCTTTGGCCACATTAGGTATATGGAGGAAGTCCATGAATGTACCGGTCCCCTTTGGCACATTGGTGTCGATCCATTTGAGTGTATCTTTCCCCATAAACTTCATGTCATCCATCAGCCCTTGCCATGCGGCTCGCAACGGCTCGATCCCTTTCAGCCACGCGAGTTCCAGCCCTAACCACATCACCTTGGCAGCTTCCTTCAAGTCGCCGTTAACTAGGTTGGCCATAATTCCGTCGAACATATGGGACCATGTATCCGTGAGGTTCCCGAAATACGTCATTCCATCCTTGGCAAGGCCCTTCAGGTTTCCTCCCCACTTCAACATCGCCACTGTAAGCCCAATGACTACACCAATGAGAATCGTCAGTGGTGCCGTCAAGACGGCGATGAGTGAACCCCACGCCAACGTTGTGAATCCCCAGATGTTAGTAGCAAGAGTGGCCCATGAGAAAGACCCAGCCAGCATCGAATTCAGGAGGACCAATCCAGCGACACCTAACTTCAAGATAACCATGGATCCCGACAACGCGAACATCACGAAGGAGAGCGCCTGCGCCGCCATTCCGACAGCTTGTAACGCAATCCCCGTGAGGACGAGTCCTGCTGCTAATTTGCCAACGAGGACAATCACTTCAGGTGACATCGCTCCGACTCGGCCAAACCATTGTGCTACTGGCTTGAATGCGTTCAGGAGACGTGTCATGGCTGGAATTAAAGCGTCACCAACCTCGACTGCAGCATCTTTGAAGTCTCCCTGTAGTTGCTTTAAGACACCAGCTAACTCGTCCGATGTTTTGACGACGTCGCCCTCGGCGTGCGCTAGCCTTTTGATGATGAGTTCGGTTCTCATCAACTGCTTGTTCATCAGCGACATCTTCGACCACGTCTGCCCGATTGTTTTCGCATAAGCCTTCATCTCATCGTCTTGGACGTTAATCCCCATTTCCTTCAGCGAGTCCGGGGCGTTCGTCAACGCCTTAGAAATTGCCCTGACGACTTGCTGGTCTGTTTCGTTCGCCACGCTCGCGTAGTCTAATCCCGCTTGAAGTAGCTTCTCGGTTATCGCTGCGGCACCGGCGTCACTGAAATCCTCGTTAAGCATCGCCCGAATGTCAGTCATGTACTCCAGCGTGTTCGACTTCGCACGGCCCATCACGTTTGCTGTTGCGTTGCCCCACTTCTTAGCCGCCTCTGAAGCCGAACCGAATACGATATCGAAACGATTCATCGACTCGCGGAAGTCGGAGGCAGCCTTGATCGCAAAGATCAGTGGACCGGCGATCGACGCGCCCAGAGACATCATGGCACGCCCAGCACCCTGAGCAGCGAATCCGAAAATACGGATCTGATCAGAGGCTTGCTTCATGCCACCTTTGAATCGTTCCAGGCCTTCGAGTGCGATCTCAACGAACGCGCGGCCTGCACGTACGGCGCCAGAAGTTGACATCTAAGTACCCACCTCACTTACCGTGACTGTGTTGCGGAACTCCTTTTTGATCTCATCCCTCTTCTTGTCGAGCGACGGTTTCATGAATGGACGTGCCCGATACCGCATCTTGCGGACACGGCCAGCACGACGACGAACCACTCGAGTCCCACCGAATTCGATCAGGTTAGACGTGTCGTCGTTCTTGAACTTCGCTGGACCGACTACTACCGTCTTCGTTCGTGGATCGTAGTCGTACCAGATGCGTCGTAGTGAAACCTTCGTCTTCGAGTGACGAAACGGAAACTCACCAGGGGCTGAAGTGCCCTTCTTGATGCGCTTCATTGTGTCCATCGCTTCCCATTGAACGATCCGGCCTGCACGCTTCATTGCGCGAGCCCAGCTACGTTCCACCCGAGACGTCAACGAATTGACATCAAAGAAACGACTCACCCTGATGGTTGGACGCAAAGCCATCGACGAACACCTTCTTCATGATATGGATATTGTCAGCGTTGATTCTTAACCCACCTGAACCCGAAGTATTGCTCATATATGGATGGAATTTCGCCATCGTCAAGTTGCCTGCCTTTTGCGAATGCAACCTGGCGTTGAGACACATGAGAGAAGCAGTGTGATCCCAGAGTCGAGCCAGTTTCGCTTCAACAGCAATTACCAACTCGGCTAGCGTGTAAGGACCGGGATCGACACCGATTATTCCGACACACTCGACGATCCGTTCTCGGAGTATTTCTCCAACGTGTCTCTCAGGCTCTTCTCGTACTTCCTCGCTTCGCTCTTTATCGCGTTGGTGAATTGCGGCCCGTCCAACAATGCGTTCATCCGCGACTGCATCTGTAGTGATTCCTCCAGAATCGCTAACAGCGGGCCGCGACGGGCTAGGGGGAAAAAAGCACATAACGCATAGAGGAATGCGGTCGTCGCCTCCTGCAGCACATCGCCGCAAATCCGTTCACCGAACTGCTCAGGAGTGACGTCCCTTTTCTCAATCGAAGGTTCCATCACAGCGTAGATCGTTCTGACTAGCATGACAGGATCCTTGTCGAGCTTCTGAATCAAGTCCGATCCCTCATCTAGGATCTCGGCAAGGTCCAGCCCGACCATGTCGCGTACGCGCTGAATGGCATTCACATCCACCCGGACATGCCAAGTGTCTGAATTCGTGTCTACAAACGTGCTCTTATCATTCATCGGTTTCCTCCTGCGCCGGAGGAGTCGGTTTACCTAGGGCCAAGTGCTCCAAGCAAGCAAGCATGTCAGCTGCATTGACAGTGACGTTGCCTGTACCCGACTTCCGAAGACCTTTGAGGTACACCTCAATCGTCCCCTCGATAGTACTTTCCATAACTTTCACCTTTCCCAGACGTGAAAAAACAAATCGCCTCACCTACTAAGCGATGATGTACCACTCAGGAATACGCAACGTTCCGCCGTCGTTGAACCGAACAATGTCCAGCGTGAACGCATGCGACAATCCCTCTTCTAATCCCTGTTCCTCATCCATCCCACTGACGACGAATTGGCCACGAATGCCCTGATTCGCCGACGTAGCAATCGCGCCGTTCATGAACGCGAATTCCGTTACCGTGTCGGAAATGAAGGAGCCGAGCAACGCATCGAATACAGTGTCCGCGCCGACAACCATCAGGTACCCAAACGTGACCTGTAGCGTCTTGAGCCCAGGGCCTTTAACGACCCAGTCCATCTCACGCGACGGTAGATCCGTCATGTTCTTGCTCATCGGGATGCTGAGATCCGTCACCTTCTTGATCTCGACCCATACAGGAATCGCGTACGTTCCGGTGTTGTAGTACGCCTTCGCGTTCTTGCCGATTGTGTTATCAAATGCCATCTGATCGTCTCCGCTAGAGTGTTAGCTGCGTTGTGCCCGGAAGATAAAAACGGGACCAGTGAGGAAGACGTTGTGCTCGCTCATGGTTGCGTCGTCGAAAATGGAATCATGATCGATGCGGAAAAGTGCCACACCGTTGAGTAGGGCGTTATTCCTCAAGTAGTCCTTGATCTGCTCTGCGAGCAACACGTAGCGGTCCATGATCTCGATCGAATCCTGCCCGCCCTCAGCTAAGACAACGCCACGGATTGCGATCTGAATTGCGAAGTCGATGATTGCCGAGCTTTCGCGATCCGCCAACGCCGTCGTCTCTCCATCATGCAGCACGTCCACGTACGCATTGCCGTGCTGCATTTCATCTTTGTTGCGACGTGCAATGTAGGCACGTTCCGAAACGAACGGGATGACGAATCCATCCTGTGCCTCGTCTGAGTTAATCGACGCGACTACCGCTTTGGCGATCGTTACTAAATGCGATTCGCTCATGTTGGCAACTTCACCCGGTCGGTGTGTATTCTGTATTTAATCCGATGTGGATCGCTGTAACGCCACGACGGTTCATTGCCGAGTTGCATTAAACTGTGCGTGTACCTTGTCCCATCAGTGTCAGTGAATTCAATTTCGTCACCACGCTCAGGCTTGACTAACACGCTGTTGAGAATCAAGTCCGCTACGTCGATCAGGAAGTCCCTGCTATGAACCTCGATCTGAAACCCACCTGGATTCACAATGTCGTGTCTAGTCTCTCCGAACGCCGCTTTAACAGTCACCGTATGGCTGCCGCGACGATACACCACGCTCTCGCTCGCCCAGGACTTGAGTTGTCCTGCGTGCCAAGACGCGCCGGTTTTCATGATGTTGACCATAAGAAAAAGGGTGGCGGGCATTGCACCCACCAGAACGGTGTAGGTCAGCCGTCTCTGTGCCACGTCTGGGGTGGCCTGCCTCAAGAGGCACCTAAAGGGGGATCAAATCCTAAACTTCTGCGATTCGGCAACGAAGCCAATCCACGGAAACCTCAAATGTGTCCGTTCCGGTGGTTTTCTCAAGATGAGCGATCAGGAACAACGGGCCTGTACCGGCATCGATTCCGAAATCGGAAGCACCCAAAACGAGATCACCTTGGCAGTAAATCTGCGGGTCGGTTGGATCCCTTAGATCGATCCAACCTTCGTAGCGAGTTCCGACGACATGCGCGACAGTGGTAGTCACGAGTGCCGTATCTGTGGTTCCGTCATCGCTGTGAGCCAGGACGGCCAAGTTATTCTCGTCCACGTGCAATGCCACGAATTCGGCCACGCTCTCGAAGTCGGTAGCATGAGTCGCACTCGCACAACCGATATTAAAATCTGAGGCTGTACCGGCACCGTCATTCACGACGTTGAACGCGAATTCAACGATGGCATTTGCAGTGATGGCAAACCCGTCATCAGAGAGGATGTCGACCTTCTGAGCTTCGGACGTGGCACCCAATTCAATCAGGTGAGAACCACCGACTCGTTTGGGATACCCGAACACTCCAGCAGCCGGAGTTCCAACGACGACGGTAGTGCATGGATCACGGTTGATATCCACCAAGTACACCGGCTGAACATTCAGATTCACGTCAATCGTGAGATCAGTCGAAGCCGCGTCACCAACGATCGTGCCGAGGTAAAAGTCCTTGTCGTTGACTTTGAGGTAGTTTGCGGAGTTCGCTGAGTGATCCCAGTAAACCTTACCGCCGTCGAGCCCTACCCAACCGGTGGCTTTCGTAACCGTGTAGATTCCCTCAGTCGAGAACCCAACCTTGTCGCCACTGGCAGCAGCGTTCAGCGCGGTATGCACTCCCGCCCGCCCGTCCGACATGCAATAGATTTCCCCGGATGCCACTGCGGCAACCGAGGTTAACGTGCGTTGATTGCTGCAGTCAATTCGCTTTGCATCAGCCATTGTTCGTCTCTCCAGAAAGTGAATCTATCTTTAAGCTACTCGCCGACAATCGGCTTTCGTGTTACGCCTTTTGCAGGCCGCTTGATCTTTGGTGGTTTCACCGCTTCGGGTACTACCACCGCTTCAGGCTCGCAAATAATATCCAGTTCAGACGCCTCTTCGATCCAGCCCACTGAGAGCATGGACGTCAAGTTTCCGGCTGGGATTGGCTTGTCCGTGCATTCACTGTCACAGACAGATCCTGCAGGGAACTTCACGCCGTTGACCATCACGTCTTTTGTGAATGTGACTTTCATGAATCTATCTCGACTAAGCGGTGCTTCGGGCCAAACCTCGGAAGTCCAACGCCTTCGCGCCGATGTCCATCTTGACGTCCCATCCAATGCCCCACTTGCCTTCTGACAAGTTGAACGATCGGACCATTGGAGCGCGACCTGAGCCACGCAGGTAGCCAACTTCGATCGTGTGAGCCATCGCAGATGCAGCGTACCATTGGGTAGCCGAACCGCTTTGGGCAGTGCCCGTTGATGGATCAGTTACACCGTTGGCGAGACGAGCATCGCTGACAAGCGACAGTTGCTCGATGCTGGCAAGAGTGTTTTCCGTCCCGACCTTCGTCTCATCGTCAGCACCATACGCCAGCGTTGCAGAGCGAATCAGATTCGCAGCAGTGTGCTTCAAATCGCTGGGGACGATGATGTGGGACGACCTGAGATTCAGATTGACGCTATTGTCCTGCTGCTTCTCGATCAACGCGATCATCGTAATGAGATTAGCCTCCGATAGCGCCGCAGACGTCTGCACGTTGGCATGAGTACTGTTGTCGAACAACGCGACGGCATCGGCGCCAAGCGTGTCGTTTGCCAACAGAATCGCATAGACCAAGTCAGGACGAAGTCTCGCAGCTGCGTTACCCATCTCGACGGGGGCTTCACGCAAGGCATTCATCGAGTCGTCGATGATGTCCTGCTCATCCACGACGAATTGCTTGGCGTAGCGAGCGATCTTGTACGACTCAACGAGATCCGAACGATCGTAGTGACTGGCTTCCTGTCCACGCGGGAGCTTACTTAAGTCCGATCCATTCGCCATTCGGATTCGGTCATTGGTCTTGAAGTCCGCGACGTCCGCTTCTCGAGTCCAACCTTGCGTCGTATCCTGCGACTGCATGTAGGTAGTGAGCAATGTCGCATTGACGCTGGTTGTGAAAATCTGCGTCAGTGCCGAACCGCTAAACGCAGCTTGAATCAACGCTTGGCGACCCTGTGGTGCTTGACGCCCATCTAGTCGAACCGCTTCTGCGCAGATGTCGAGAGCGGACATGTCGTTGAAACGGTGAGACGCTTCCATGTGTCGCTGACGCTGCTCGTCGTTCACTCCACGACGCAGGAACTCAGGAATGCCCATTGCATGAGCCTGGAGACCCGTGAACTCTGGAGAGTCGAGCGGAATTCCAGCAGTCAGGACCATCGCGCCCTGCATTGCTTCCAAGCTGCAACTTGCAGAATGGCTCGTGGAATGAATTGCCGGTGCCGCCAAACGTCCGGCACGTAACGCCAATAGTTCGGTTGCCTCAACTGTCAAACCATCGCGGAGTGCATGCTCAGCCAAGTCGACTTGCTGCCCGTTCGCTTCGATCGTGGGATTGTCGTGCTCAGCACAGATGCGGGTGATCGCATTCGTTCGAGCCACTTCGTCGGCAGCCTGTGCTCGCATTTGAGCTGCAATGTCAACCGGAGCGTCTGCGACGACGGCAACCGGCACAGGGGGAGTCACTGGAGCGACATTCTCTGCGTCATAGGCGGCTTGAAGTGTCGACACTTGTGCGTCACTCAGATCAGCTAAAACCCAACCCGCTGCTGAGACCCATTGTTCAAAACCCATATCAAAAACCTCCAAGTCTTGGGATGCGACCACTGTGGCCGACGTGTTGTTATCTGCGGCGATCGCCACAAACGAGATTTCCCCAAGTGTCGACTTACGTGCGACAAAACAGGGGCCTTGAAACGTCGCGTTGTTGACAGTGACGGAATCGCCTTCGTCAACGTGAATCATCTTCTCCACGGAAGCGCCGATAGATGCTTTCCACGGGAAGCCGTTCTTTGAGTTAGCACGCACCTCTTGTGCGGCCTCGCCCGTTCCTGAAACGATTCCAGAAGCGGAGATGTTATTCGCGGTCACCGGTATCTCAACGGAGTGACCGACGATCCTACTGGTGTCATGCGCTAGCAAGATCGGGACGCTGTTACTGGGGACTGCCATGCCTGCTAGGTCAACGATCACAGGTGTACTGAATCCACGGGGAGTCATCTTCCCGCCCGTGTACGCCACCATGTGAAATGTTGGCAAGGCGTCGTCGCCCTCTGCCTCGATCGTGATGTCGCCACCGTCGAAGTACAACGCACTCGGCGCCTTGGCAGCTTGGATCTCAAATCGCTTGGCTTGACGTTTGAGTCGCCTCACGAATCGCTTATTCGTCTTCGTCATCGACGCTTGCCCCCTGTTCTACTGGTTCTTCGTCGGTTTCAGTGTCGTCATCTTCCGGTTCGTCTTCCGGTTCTTCCGGTTC